GATGGTCCGTAATAGGTGGTCGAGATCTTCTCCGTGCCGGGCCGCATGATCGCCTTGCCCACGGAATAGGGGAACAGGTTCTCCTGGCGCTCGGCATTCAGCCGCACGGTCTCCTGGTCGATCCGGGAGAGCGCCGCGCGTGAGACCTCGCCCGCGGCAAAACTGTGGCAATACGAATTGACCTTCGCCATTGCGGCTTGCTTCCGTGGTGAGTTTTGTTAAGGTTGGCGCTGAGCTGGCAGCACGGAAGGACGTGCGCTGTTTCCACACCGGTTCCCGGCGCCTACGGGTTAACAGGGGAAGTGCGGTGGAAATGGATAGGCCCAATGGGTTAGCAGGTGCCGAGTCCTGCCCAGCCCAAATTAATAATACGGCGTCCGCCCCATGCGGTTGACGCTGTTCCACCCGGCCCGCGAACGCACAAGCCGTCCAGGAGGCGGCCAGCATTCCGGGTTCTGCATCGCGTCCCGCTGCTTGGCGATGAACAGCGAGCGTTTGGCCTTCTTCTCAAGCTGCTCGATCTTGCCGGCTCCAGCGGCGAGCAGGAGCGGCGCGGCGCGTAGAGCAAGTTCGTCGCTCACCGCCTTGGTGAAGGCCGGCGTCCAGTTCGTCGACGCGTAGCCGAACCCTGTCGAGTTCGACACGTACTCGATGTAAACCTGAGCCGCATCGCAGTAGAGCTGATTTTGCTCGATCTTCCAGTCAATGAGCGTGGGCCGGAACCGGTTGTTGTCCGAAATGTTGAGGATTCGAACGTAATCGGACGGCAGGTCGTACTGGATGTGCAGGCCGATGGCGGATGTGGAGTTGCCTTGCGACGAACCACTTGTCAGCGCCTGCGCGCGCGCCGCGAACTTCCACATTCCGGCCTCGATCATGAAGGCTAGGCAGTCGTCCCACACCGAGTCCAGCGTCTTGCGCGCCGAGACATTATCGCTGGTGGTCGCGAGCGGGGAATTCCCGAGGCTCACCAGTGCCGAATTGTAGACGCTGAGCTTGGTGGTCATCGGGGTCTGTCCTTAGGCTGCGGCCTGCTCGTTCTTCTTCTGGCGCTGGTGAGCAGGTTTGCGGGCTTCCGCCCTTGCCAGCTGTTCCTCGCGGTGCCGGGCCTGCTCGTCGGTATCCGGCATCCTGAGACGCAGCTCGCGCAGGTACTTGTCGAGCCTGTCGTCCGCCTTGCTCTTGGCCTTGATCTCGGCCTCGATTACGTCGTTGTCGTTGCCGACGACGCGGTAGACGGCGAGCCGCTCCATCCACTCGATGCGAGGCACGGGCTTGCCTTCCTGGTCCATCTTGACGAGTTCGAATTCGCTCTCGTCCTTGGCAAAAATCTCGCGGATTTCGTCCTGGTGGAAGCCCTTGTATTGACGGGGAACCCGGCCGCCCCGGAGGCTGACGACGATGCCGCCCGGAATGACCTTCTCGACAGTCACGTCCACGTCAAATGTCCGGTCGCATGCGCGCATGCGCACAATATCGCCTTCCACCAGAGCCCTGGGGCCGGATGCGTGGTGCTTCCAGAACCCTGGAACGAACAAGTCTTCGAATGTCACATCGGCGTCCAGGACGGTCGAGTAGATTCCCCATTCCTGGCCTCCCAGGTTCGGCGCGAAGTTCTTCCAGGCGTCCTGCTTCAAGTAGCGAGCCATCTTGGTCCTTTCAGACATGAAAAAAGCGCCAGAAGGCGCTTGGGTTCGAACGGTTCGGGTGGACTGCCGCAACATCTGCTGGACTGTTGAATTACCGGCAGCCCGCCGCAACCGTTGGGTAGAGGGGCGGCGGTTGCCCGCCGCCCCGGATCGTTCAGGACGTGGCCGTGAAGCCCTTAAGGGTTCCAGAGCCCGTGCTGCCAACGCTCGTCGTCACCGCAGACACGAAGAGCATGTAGCCCAGCGCGTTCGTGGTATCGATGAACATCACCGGATCGTAAGGCCGCATGCCAAGATTAAAGGCATCGCTAACAAAGCTCGACGCCGTGACGGTCGCAAGAGCGTCGGTGGTCTTGAAGCCCCACACATTGCCGCCGTACTGCCCGCCGGTATTGAAACCGCCAGCGACAGCCGCCGTAATGAGGAAGGGCTTGTGCGAAGAAGAAACGTAAGCCATAATTCATCCCTCCCTTATGCGTAAGCCGAGCCATCGTGCACCATCTGCACAATACCCGTGGTTTGCAGGAGAATGGCGCCGTGGAACAGCGAGGCGCGCGACCAGCTCAGGTCTTGCTTCCCGTCGTAGTCCACTTTGACATCCATATCGGTGGAGTTTGCCGCATGGCCCATGGAATTCTTATGGTACATGTAGCACTTCTCCGAGGTCGTGCCCTTGCCCGTCAGAGACGGGTGCGTGAACCAGTTCACGCCGCACCAACGCCGCATCTGCTTGGCTGGGCCGGCGAAGGGCTTGACCTCCACATAGTCCGCCGAAGAGAACTCGGTTATCTGCATCAGGTAGCCTTCGAAGGCCGGGCTGATGACGCCGAACATATTGTCCTCTTCCTGCAACTGCACAGCATTGTTGCCGAGGATCGTGCGGGCATGGATGACCATGGCCAAGGTAGCCGTGGCCGCCGAGCCCGTGGTGCTCGTCGCCGTATCGAGTTGAGCGATGATGGTCGCGTCGATATTGCGGTTAAGCACCGCCACAGAAGCCATCTGCATGATGCGCTTCTGGTCGCCCTGGGACGCAAAGATGTTAACGATTCATGATCGATTGATCACGTCAGACTATCGCTTCCCCCGTGGGGGCCAGGAGATTTAGTCGTTGCGGGCGCGTGGTGCTTCTGGCGGATATCGCTTTCCCCGGAAGCTGCTTCCCTCTGGTTGGCGGGCAAAACCCGGTTTTCCAGTTATTTACTCCTGAATGGGCATAACTATCTACCCAGTTCTTTCGAACGGTGCGTGGTACTCATTGAGTGTGCAGGTGTTCTGCACATTCGAGACGGTGTTATAGGGGATGAGCCCGTTTACACCGCGTGTGATGGCGCTTAAGCCACCGGAACCGGCAACCAAGAAACAACCCCAATAAAGGGGGTCAGACTATCGCTTGGGCCTCAGCCCACATGGCACTTAGTCGTTGCGGCTGGCGGGTTTCCCAATCATGCCCACTCTATTCAGGGCACGAAACGCCTTGCCTCTGGTTATCGCCAATGGCGGTTTTCCAGTTATTCAGCCATATATCGGCCATCGACCGCCTGGTTACCCTTGATCACAGCTTCGCGAACAGTAGTCGCACGCAGGATCGAGTAGTTTTGCTCGACGGCGCGGGCAAGCCCGCGTCAGACTATCGCTTCTTCCTTGGAAGTCCGGCCGCTTAGTCGTTGCGGCCAGCGGGATTTCTCCAATCGCCCCGTGATTGCTGATAGGGGCGAAACGCTTTGCCTCGGGTTGACGCCTCGCGGCGGTTTTCCCGTTATTCAGGCCGGATAGCGCATGAGTTTACGCTGCAATGTGCTCCTTGCGATCAAGCGCGGGGATCCGCGCTTAGGCCGTCGCTTCCTCCGCAGAGGTTAGGACACTCGGCCGTTGCTGGTGGTGGAACGAAAGCATTTGTTCTATCTTGTGCCGCTTCAGGTGAGAGTGGCGCACCAATTTGGGGAGAAACCGCACAGCGAAAGAATGCTGCGATTTTCCCAGATTGCGCTCCCACACCATGCAGTTCTCGGACAACGAGTGCGGCTTGATGTAGCCGCCATGCGCCTTCTGAATGAACTCCAGAACGGCCACGTCGCCCTTGTGGCACGAGGCATGAACCGAACACTGCATACGGAAATATTGGTTTCCCTTGTATTTTCCGCTTTTGCATAGACCGGCCCTGTAACTGCCGTTGCCGTCAAGGTATCCCGCAAGCCATGCCCATGAAGGGAAATTCTTTGGCTTTAGGGGGCCGGCATCGGCGCGCGAGGATCTGCTGAATTCCAGCAAGCCTTCACGTTCAGCCTCGGATAAGAACACGCCTCGCTTTTCCTTCCACTTATCGAGCATCCGCTGCAAATGACGAGCCTTTACAGCCATGTGCTTGACAAGCCTGGGAACAAGCATCTCCAGATCGCGCCTTGATGTGACCGTCCAGCGGTTGAATTGTTCCTTCTCACCGAAGGGGCTGGACGTTCCAAAGCCCGTAAGTTCGGGCAGGCGCATCACGAAGCCGTGGACATCGATTGCATCTGACGATGACAACGATATTTTCAGGCTTAGATTGCAGAGGTTCCTCTCATCCTTCGTCGGGTTGACGAAATTGAAATTGACGGAGCCATCTGCATCAAGGATGCCAGCGAGGTATTTTACAAGTGTTTCGTTCATAGCTTTCCCGTGTTGTTGTGGGCAGCTTACCGTCCATCGGGTTGCACGCTAAGGTGTTTTCCCGTTATTCAGTCCTAAACCAGCATTATTCTACTGGATCTGAAATGCTGAGTCAGCCATTTCAGGTTTTTCCCTTAGAGCTTGTTGTTGATAAGGATGTTCGAGCCGTCTGTAACAGGGTGGCCGTTTACTTCAGCGCGCACGCGGGATAGCCGGTATATGACCGGGGCCGCTGGCTCTGTTCTCCGGGGCTTTTACGATGGCGAGTTGGGGACGCATACACTGCCTGCACCTTTACGCGGGGCTGGATAAACCAGGATGGCCGCTGGCGCTGGCGGGCGAATTTTGGTAAATTGCCTAATGAATCGAGAGGTGAACCGTGGCTAATGAAATTGAAATAAAGTCCACCAGGCATTGCAATGCGCTTAAGGTGTCCAGGGATGGTTCAGGACTGCTGAATGTTTCTGTCCAGGATTATCAGCTTTCCCCAGGAGGCGCATGCAATTTGGCGGGTCTTGTAATCTGCTCAATAACGATAACAGATGAGCTGTTTCAGCACCTTGTAAAAACTGTTAACTCTTGGTAAATTGCCTAATGAATTGTTGGGTGTTGAAATTCAGAAACACGGCGGCCATCGGAACGGCCGCCGTAAGTGTGTGACCGGCAGTTAGCCCGCGCTCCTGCGCCGCGGTGACGCCTTCTCCTCCTGAGCCAGGATATCGGCGTACTCGTCCGCCATCCCGTCCTTCCAATAGCGGTCGTAATCCTCGTTCATGACCTTCTCGATTTCCTTCTTGCGATTGGTCATCGAGGTCTTGGCGTCTCCGGTGATGAAGCTGCCCTCGCCGTAGGTGTCCTTGGCGTAGTTGATGAGCAACCGGGCCATGTCCGGGCTGTTGATGAGGCGCTTGGATTGGCCGTCCGGGCCGGTATAACGGGCGGTGAGGATGGACTGCCCTAAGCTGTTGGGCATGACCTCCTGGTCGTTCAAGAGCCGGTCCAGGAGCACGATGGACGGCTTGTAATCCGAGGGGCCGTATTCGGTGCGGAGCTGGTCCTTGACGATCTCCTTATCCGAATTGTCAGTTTGGGAGATGTCCGCCCAGTATTTTTCCTGCGCCTCCTGGACGGTCTTCACATACCATTCGGCGCCGGCGTTGACCTGCTCCTGAGTGTACGCGGCCTTGTGCGCGAAGGTCTTGAAGTTCTCGATCAACGGCTTGTCGGAATCGGTCCACTTGTACCCGGCGATCTTGGGCACGTCGTAGCCGTCCGGCTTGGCCGGGATGCCGTTCTCCTCGCGCCACGCCGCCATGTCTTCCGCCGAAGCATCGGCCGGCGGTTTGGCCCGGTACTCGCCGGAGCGGATTTTCTCCATAGCAGCAAACCCGCCGATGGCGAAGTCCTTTTCGGACCCGTACCGGCGGAGCACGTTCATCATCGCGGCGCTGCGCTTTTCAAGCTGCTCGTCGGGCACCCTGCCCTTCAGCTTGGCGAGCGTGTAATCGACGTAGCCCTTGCGCCAGTCCTGAGCTGCTGCCGGATCGGCATCGCCGCCGGGGCGCGCCGCGTCCTTCTTGGGCGGCACATAGCCGTCCTTGTCACGGTCAACCTCGTCCACAAGCGTTTCGGAACGAGCTTGGCCTGGGGCGCTCGTTTGGCCGGGCGTTTCTTTCGCGGGCGCGTCCTGCTTTGCGCCTCCAGTATCCCCGCCAATCAAATCCAGGTCTTCGGTGGTAAAGCCTGTGTCCGTCATCAGAAGGCCCCCAGGTTAGCAGTTGGCTGCGCGGGCGCGACCCTCTGGAGCGATGGACCGGCGGGAGGCGGCGCCATACCGGCCGGCGCCGCGTCGAGATTACCCTTCACCTCGCCGTGCATGGCCATCGCGGCGGCCATCCGGTCTTTGTCCTGCATGATCTTCTGCGCCTCGATCAGTGTGCGGAGGTCGCTTTCGGCTTGCGATCCCTTCTGTTGGGCGCGGCTGTCCCTTACCTTGCGTGCTGCCTTGCTCATTTCGTCCTCTTGCTACGTGTGCGGCGCGCAACCGTCCTCGGAAGATCTGGCTGCGGCTCGCGGATATGGCCTTGGGGGGTGAATTCTGGGCGGAGAAGCTTGCGGATTTGCAAGCCCACGAAGCGCTTGCCCTCGGCGAACACCGTGTCCCGCTCGCCATCGGGGCCGGGCCGGTACGACAGATCCGCGAATTCCTCGCTGGCCCCCGTCAGGTACATGATGTAAGCCCACACGGTCTTCTGCTGGCCGTCGTTCGCGGTTCCGTTCGCGAGCGCGCGGACGGCGTAGATCGAGGATTCGTCGTGGTCTGGCGGCAGCCATGGGTCTTTCTTCGGCCGCCAGGTGGAGGTGGACGTTGGCACGTTTGAATTTTCCTTGAAGTTAGTTTATTTCCAGAGTTCGTCGGCGGTCACGTCTGCGACCATCTCCGCCGCGTCCTTGAGCGCCCATGCCTTTAGGTAACAGGCCTGGATATGACCGGCGACGCCGCTGCTGCTGGCCAGCATCCACATCTCTTCCGG